GTTATCTTCCGCATCTTGAGCATTAGAATAAAAATTTACCTCCGAGTCGTTATTAACTTTAATCCATTTCTCTGTTAATTTTGTATGCTGAACCCCCTCTTTTAGGAGAAAATACTTCGACTACTCTATTTTATAGATATAGGAGAAGCAGACCTTTAAGGTTTCGCAACACTATTTATTACCATTGTTGTCCCGTCCGGGAATTTAGTTCTCGTGACCAAAAACACTGTTCCGTTCACCGTTTCTTCGGAGGTATAGTTTATTGTGGTGTCGGCCCTTGCCTGAGGTTCCGGGAGGCCTCCGGATATAACGTCGTAATCAAGCGCTTCAAGGAAGGGTACATACTCGAAACTACTTAAAATGCTTTCCCCTGTAGTTTCCCGAACCCCTGAAGAACTAAAACCCGTATGGTAAACTGAAGTCATCATCCCGCTTACTCCCTGTAGCAGAATCTCACTGCTACCACCCTTATGGCGCAACTCATCAGGAACCTCTACCTCCAAAACCGATCTGACAAAAATGCCAGTGGCTACGATCATAGGGGCAAAAAATATATCATCGTCAGTTTTAAAAGATACGGATTCCACCCTTTCCAAGTTGCTTCCACTTAACGTTATTCTATCTCCAATAGTACCCCTTATGGGGTCAAATCCCGTAACATAAAAAGATTCCCCCGAGGAAGCAATAACGCCACTCGTTCCACTTCCAAAATAATTAAATTTCTTATCTAGCATGCTGTACGCAACATACTCAACACCAGACTCGCTCCCAACTGCCGATCCCGTACGCGCAGGGAGGTTCAACCGAGAAGGAGTATTTGCATTAAAATTGGGAAATGAGAAATCCGAATAACCAAAAGATATCCCATTGTTTGCGTTTGGTTGGTAAAGCATATTTTGAACACCAGAAAGGGTATAAAACGCTGTTCTGGAGATCAACCACCACGGATCTATAATAAAAACATTTCCAGATACTATCTCATCAGGTTTAAACTGAAAATCTATCTTAGAATAAAAAACATCACTAACTCCCCCTATATCGCCTACGCCTGTGGAATAATTATCTATGCGCAAAGTCTTGGCTATTGCCCTGTCTCCCCAAACATTCATCTGGGGATCAGGATAAAAAGAGTCGGGATAAGCAGGGTCCAGTGGAATGTTTTCATTAACGACACCGCTAAAACCCAATAAAGAAATCCCGCTTCCACTAGAGTTCACCAAATCTATATTTTTATCAAAAACGTTAATGCCAGTTAAACTTATTGTGTTTACTACTCCTGTTATGCCCCCACCACCAGTAGGGGTAAGTCCCGCTGTACCAGTTATAACCCCAATTGGATAAAACGCATCTAAATCTATGGCATTGCTTCTTCCCGTTAACCTCAAGTCTCCATACATTATACCCGTGGGAACTTGGGTTTGGAATGACTCAGCCCCGTCAGGCAATAAAGTGTTCGAATATGGTTCTACTTCTATATAGCCGCCCGTAGGATAAGGAAACAGAAGCCGCATTCCACTTATATTATATCCAGTCATGTTCACTGTTTCCGCCGGAAGTAGGAAATTATTAAAGCCGGACACCGATATTAAATTAATTCCCGTTGAATCACTGTCGGTAGTTCTTCCCATGAAATCTACAAGCTGGAACTGGCCACTTACCCCATTTACCCCTCCGGGCACATCAAACCCTAAATTACTATACGTTTGTGAGGTGAAACTATTAAAATCAAAAGAGCCAGATTCTCCGGAAAATTTCACTCCCGTAACCAAATTCATTCCGTCTCCCGAAACGGTAATACGATTACCAGCGACAAAAACTTGATTATAATCTATTAAATCGGGCGCTATTGTTCCGCTGTAGTATCCGCTTATGGACGGTTTACTTGGAAATACGGACAAAAATCCCGTCGAACTTAGGGTGCCACCGCTTGTACTTATTGTGAGGGTATCAGTTTGAGCGTTGGACGGAATAACAAAATTGAAACCAGTGGTGGCTGGCTGGGTATATTGAAGGGCAGTTACGTCACCTATCATTAACCCACTCGTGTGCAAATTTTCAAAATACCCCGAAACAGTAATGGTGTCTCCATACTCTCCACTGACCGGCTCAAACCCACTCAAATAAGGCAGCTTAAACACCCCCAAATTCGAAGCCGTGACCCCATTAAAAGACCTCCTGTTTCTCACAATCATTCTATAATTCAACCCAGTCGGAAAAGAATCGGGATAACTGTACCTAATTTCATCATGACTATCCGTATACCCACTTGAAGGTAGAGTGAGGTAAGGCTGGAAGCTAGCCACTGAACTTGCTCCTGTATAGAGTTCTACTGATGTTCCCGAATAAAGTCGCGCACCCTCAATTAGACCCGTGGCTGCCGGGACGACGTTGGTGGATGGAGTGTTACTTGTAATAGAAGGAACTCCCAACGAATAGAATCCTGAAGAACCAGTTACAGCTCCATAAAAACCAGACAACACCACATCGTAATACTCCCCTAAAGACCCCAAGGTGGCAGCGTTCCCCACTTCAAAACCCAGCTCAAAGCCCGGGGTAATTTCAGCAATAGTTCCCGCGTTATATGTACCTATTCCCACGTTAGCCGAAGCGCTCGGGAGAAAATTCACTCCTGTTATAGCATAAAGATCATTCCCCTTGATAGAAAGAGTATCTCCCACTATACCTGACGTAGGCGTAATACTAGTAATTCTAGGCAATCCTATAGCCGGAGTGAAATAAACCTCCGAAGGATACGTTTCCGGATAATTATCCGAAAACAGACTCACTACCCCCGAAGAAATCGTAGGACCAATTGAAATATTACCCCCCAAAGTAAATAGGGGTATCCCGGTGGGGACCTGCCCCGACATAACCTTGTCACTCAATAATGCAAATTCTCCCGTTTGACCCATTACAGTAGCTAAGTAATTGTCTCCCGTTTTATACAATATTCCCGTGCTAAAATTTTCTCCCGAAATATAAAAATGCGCTCCAGTTTGCACCGCGGGGCCAACACCGGTAACACTCGCCAAAGGAGAAAGAGAAAACGGGTCAGGAAAAGCAGAAACACCACCACTATAGAGCATAAAACTAGGAACGCCCCTTATGTTGCCCGAAGGAACTTCGAAATTAATAAAGTTAGAACCCGAAGCCTCAACCGGCACATCCTCCGACAGAAAAGCGAAATTTAACCCCGACACGCCGCTCAAGGAGTCCCCCGTGATTGACAAGGTTGTTCCTGAAGCTGGCTGTAAGTCGTTAATCCCAGAAATATTAGGGATAGGAACAAACTCATCTGGAGATAAACCGCTTGCTATTGTTTTATCGTCATCTATCCCTGTTCTTAAAGAAGAGTATACCGTTATACTACTGTAGTCAGGGTTAGAAGGAACCTCAACCTCTAAAGTTCCGCTGTCTACCATGCTGAAAGAAGCAGGAGTCTTCCCGAAATTGACATCAGTGACTTGGTAGAAGTTTGCTCCCGTGACAGTCATGACGCTTCCAACGTCCCCGCTAACTGTCGACAAATGCCCCACAGAAAGCTGGTCAGATTGACGCAAAACTATAAAAGGAGAATCAATAAAAGCACCATCGGGATACAAAGAGGTGACAAAACTAACATCGTTTGTGTAAGCCGCAGGAGGAACCGTACCCGAAATGCCAGTGTCGCTCATGTAGTGGAGATCCCCCACTCGCAACTCCCCAAACTTTACACCTCGCACAAAATTTAAATTGCTTCCACTAAAAATAAAAACGTCATTTGGATTAAGGTATCCCATATCAATATTACAAATGTTACAAAGTTACTGGCACGTCAATAGGGATGCTTTCTTGCGTCGGGGTTATTAAATAAGCCACGAATAATTGATTCACGGCACTGTTGCTCTGGGTAATACCAATTGTTTGTCTTATGGGTCCTCCGACAGCCGAAGCTATATTTCTACTTTGCATAACACCAGAACAAGCAAACAGTTCGGATGGTAGGGTAGAAGTACGTACCACATTCAAGTTTGTTAAGCTCCATTGAGAAGTCGAAGTGTTCCATATTTGAAAGGCTGCATGATTACCCGTACCTATTATCGTAGCGGTACTGGTGGGACTTACGGTAACGTTAAATGAATTCGTTCCGTCTGACACCGACTGTATAGTCGACCACCCCTTTTTGACAGTCCCTTCCTGATTAATTAATTGGAAAGAAGGGGCGGTTCCAGCTATTAAATCAAAATCAAAAGAAACACTAAATATTTCGCTTTCGTTCACGACAAAAGCCGTCGAATCAGCTATAGCTGTTGACTGCCATACCCCGGCCGGGTCAGCCCCTAGGCAAGCCGCTTGGGTAGTGTATTGAGGGAGAGAACACACTCCCTGCCACGTTGCCGAAACATCTCCATTACCAGCAGAAGAATCAAAAGGATTATAACCGTTGTAACCAGCTCTTTGCGTCCAATCTTCCATAGATATGGCCACGTTGTTAAACTTTTTTAGCGCCACTTCAATTTGAGCTTCAGACCCTGAGATAGGAAGATTCCCCGTGGGGTTATCTATTTCGAAATTCATATTAATGGATTTAACACCAAAACTTACCCTACTAGGTTTTGTTTCTCCCGCTAAGTAAACCGCTTCCACGTTACTATCGTAATTAAAAGTTCCCTCTACAAAATTATCCACCTCGTCTTCCTCGAACACGGAAGAAACGACAGCATTGGAAAAGTTTAACACCTCAGTTGAAGAAGGAGGAGGGGAGGGTGCAGATACAAACGTCCCTTTTAATTCATCAAAAAATCTTACCGACGCGCTAGCTACGGCAGGAGAATTAGGGGAAAAATTAACACTATAACTAGTTAAATAACCACTATCAAAATTTAGCCCCCCAAAATTTCCCGAAATAGGATCATCGACAACTTCCGCGCTAGAATCTTTAACTTCCCCTTGTCCAGTAATAAATAATTTGAAATAGTCTGCTCCCGTAAGATAATAATCAAAATCAAGTCGACCTTCTATTCCCCTCGAAGCGTTAAAAGTCTGGGAATGCCTCGCTCCCGCAACATAATTAGGCTCTACCGCAGCGGTTAACGACAGCCGAGCATTCGACGCAAGAATTTCATGGTCGTTAACTCTAAGCTTAGCGTTACTTGATGAATAAAACACATTAATATGCGGCGGTTAAAGTCTTTTGGGTTCTCACTATATCATCCAAGCCCGCGCTCATAGAGGTCGAAACAACCTTGTATCCCGAAATCCCTATCTCCATACCGGGAAGATGAACACCTAGGCCGCCTACCCCTGCAGGAAGTCCGCTTACGGTTAAAGTTACTTCTTGATTCCCCAACCCATTATACTCGAGCCCAGAATCAAATACATCTTCTGTTATCGTTACCGATTCTTGAGCGTTCGTGTAAAGGCAAGTAACAGGAAACTCTTGTCCCACTTTATATATGGGGGTATAATTGAGAGATAACGAATACTCAGCCCCAAAAACATTAGCTGTATCAGTAGGGGAGGCTAACACCGTACGGAAATTATCTAAATTCGTGTAACGTCCATGAGCAATTCCGGTAGATAACTTGCCTTCGTTGTCATCAACAATCATACCATCTACAGGTGCCAATCTTCCAGAAAAAGGGAGTTGATCACCCGATCCAAAAAAAGTAAAGGCGGCGTTCGAAGAAGAAATTGAATTCGCAGCAACCCCCAACCCATAAGAAGTCAAGAAGCCTGAACCACTAACCCCCGCAAATTTTATTTCCACCCCACTGGTTTCCGAACCGTTAGTGACGTTATTTTTGATGCCGCTTGCTAAAGTATTAATTATATTTCCGTTGTATCCGAAAAAGTTTCCGGTTATACTAGTTAAAAATGAAAAAGAAACGTCCCCAGCCCTTGCGGCTGAAGGAAACTGACCCAAGGACCCTTTCGTCCCTACAGCATACAAAGGCTGCTGGGCACCAGCGTAATTCAACGAACAATCACTTGCCAGAAGCTGTTCTTTTTGGTCCCCCAACCTAACTTCTACTACCGCCTTGTCATAATATACCGTTGCCATAAGCCTTTGTTTTCCTTTATTACACTATTTTTATCTCAATATGAAAGATCTTAGATTAAAGTTAACCTCCGCATTGGAATCAACCCCAGCCCGAAAAGATTCGGAGGTTAACAGCATATTATTGAAAGAATACCTCAATAATTCTACGTCAGAATTATTTTTTTTCAAAGTTATTATGGTGTCTCTAAAAACAGTTTCATCAGGCACAAATCTCATATTTTTTATTTTATAATCGTCAATATCTAGCGAAAAATTGACACTCACCTCTATTGGGGTACCAGCTATCACTCCGGTGGGAACACCCAGCCCTAAGGTATAAAGGGGAACACGGGGAGTTGCAATGTCGACACTGAAGGAAGTCATTCTGTTGGTAGAAAACTCATCTAAATTAACTTCCATGGAACTATAACTAGTCACATTTAAAGCTGCCGTAGCGGGGGCACCGGGAGCCCAAGACCCAAACAGGCCGGTTCCAAAATCTCCAAAAATCACCGAACTCGTCGAACTTTGGGGAACCTCCCCTATAGCACAGGAAACTGAATAGGTTTCCAAGTAGGCTTGTGTAAAATAAATCTTTTCAGCTCCATAGTCGATTATCCCACTAAAAGGAACATCCCCAGTAAAATTTTGCATCGTATCAAGAGAGGTGTAACCGGCTCCTCCCGAAGCGAGAGTATGAATAAGAAGGGTATTTAACTCCAAACTGGCTGTTTGAGGCCCTTGCGGAGCGTATTGAATCTCTCCTATCCCCAAATTCAGGAGAGGAGAACCTCCGACGGAATCATATCCCGCAAAGATAGACTGAATTCCTTGAATACCACTACCATTTATAGTGATACTTTCCGCTTCTCTCCTAATTCTCCCTAACATTACCTTATCTTTATTTTACACTTCTTTTTAGGTGTAATATAATAAATAAAGGATTAAGGAAAAATGTCTAACTACGCTAACAGTATTTATAACGTAAGGGAGTGGCAACCGTCCCCCACGGTTAGTTCTTATGCTAAAAATGATATTGTATCAAGAATAGAGTATCTCGAGGGAACGGCCGATGACCTCAAAATCCCCAAAAATATAAAATACTACTATAATCTAAATGGAATTAACACTTCCGTCGCACCCGAAATCGACACCACAGATTGGGGGGGCTACACCACGGTTAACAGCCAAAAAGTACCCTATTTTCTATGGAAACCCTCTTACAATCTCTCGACAAAGCATAACCCTCGTGTAAATGTTGTGCAATTCGGCAATGGCTATCAACAAAGAAACCCTGATGGACTTTTTTCCCAATTAATTAGCCTCGATATATCTTTTGAAAAAAGGACCGAGCAAGAAGCTAGAGCTATACTTCATTTTCTTAAAGCGCGAAAAGCTGTTGAAAGCTTTTCTATAAAAGAATTACCAGACCTTTACGCAGATAACACCACCGACGGTTGGAGAAAAAGATTTGTTTGTCCCTCATTCAACAGTAACTTTGTTTTTTATAACAACTATACCATAACAGCAACCTTTAAGCAGGAAAACAATTAACATAAATGACAAAGGATCAGGCCCAATCTTCCATTAAATCATTAGCTCACGAGCTGTCTAACTTGACGCCGTCGGCGTTAATAGCATTATTTGAAATAGATTTATCCAACTTACTGGATTCCAAATCAATCCCTAGCCTAGCAGCAGACGCAAAAAGAATAAACTTTACCGGAACCGTTGACAAAATATTAAGGTTTCATAATAATATAAAAGTTTTTAATTCCAAAATAACATGGAACGGGAAAGAATATTACCCCGTACCAATTCAGGCCACAGGCTTTGAGACCTCAAGCAAAGGAACCCTCCCGACTCCAATGCTTTCTATTTCCAGCCAGTCAGGGGAAGGGGTCACTCTTTTGTCATTGCTAAAACACCAAATATTAAAACATGGGGATATAATAGGGTGCAAAGTAACCCGAAGAAGAACTTTTGCCAAATATTTAGATTGGACAAATTTCCAGTTTAGAACTGGACAAAATCAAAACCCCATATCTCCCCGCGCACAAGAACTGCCCGACGGTTACGAGCCCGATCCAAACGCAGAACTACCAAAAGATGTTTATTTCATAGAGAGAAAAACAGGGGAGAATAAAAGCACCATACAATACCAGCTCTCATCCATTTTGGATTTGGAAGGAGTCAAGATTCCGCGTAGAACCATCATTGCAAATAAATGTAACTGGGAATACAGGGGACCCGGTTGTT